CAGATGCTGGTCGATATATTGACCGTGTAAATGACTATCTCGTCGACAGCGTGGCGTGCAAATACCTCTATATCACAGAGCGAAAGACAAAAACCAGGCACTATTCAGTGTCTGTGCCTTTCGGTAATGTGACTCTCAATGCAGAGTGGAAAATGGTTTTATCCACTCATGATAGAGCTGAGGGGTCTAGTCCTTACGGGTTTGATCTTACTTTGGCTAACTTAACGCCAAGGCAATTAGCGATTGCGGGGGCACTTGGGCTTACTAGATATTTCTAGATGCCTTGAAGTCCCGCGATCAATCTCTGTATGGCCTAAGTTCGGCCGGATACCTTGGACATGTATTCGGGTTCCATGCAGTTAACGTCCATTTACTTTTGGAGATCAACCACTATGTTTTCCGATCCACAATCAATTACTGTCAACGCTGTTGCTCAGTCGATGCCCCGTGTAGAAACGTCAGGGAAGAAAAGTGTCTATCAAAAGAATGATGGAACTTTCACTCTGACAATCTCTCATCAGCCTGCCTCAGGAGACCGTGTTAGGTCTATGTGGCGGATTGATCAAAAGGCTATAGTCCCTGACCCCTTAACAGCGGTCAATGACTATGAAACGTTGAGCATCTATTTCGTAATCGATCGCCCACTTGTTGGGTTTACGACTACTCAAGTAGAACAGCTATGGGCCGGTATTGAAGGCGCCATCGACAACACTGTGATCGATAAGCTTTATGGCCAAGAATCATAGGGGGTACTTATGAAACTTTCAAGGTTTCTCAAGTATTTAACGATCTCTCACGTTTTATTACGTGAGATTCTTCCAATTGTGGAAGAGATCGTAGTTGAAAAAGAGAAAGAGACTCAGTCTCTTCGCTCCGTTCAAACCCTATCACCGCCTGCTTCTCATAAAACATTTGAAGAGCAGACTGAGAATTACGACCGTGAGGTCGAATCTCACTTGAAATCAAAGGGTTTTACCAAAATCGAGCCTTTAACCGGGTTCGACGGTGTACCCGTTGATGCCAATGTGCTTAACGATCTGTAAAGTGTGTAATTTGATTGCCGTTTCACAACGGAGGAAGACAAACGTGGCTTGAAGTCTCGCTTCCAGTTAAGGAGGTTGACTTGAAAAGCAACGTAAGTGATTTCCTGGAGTTGGCACACTCAGTTTATACTGATGCATGTGCCAAGTGTGTCGCTGATGTTTCTGATTTACGTGATCTCGAAACCTTGAGGTCACGGGTCAAAGACGAGGGGTTATCATTCTTAACGATAACTCTTCCCAATTTTTGTAAAGACCTCGAAAGAGGCTTACATAATGGGGTTGTTGACGCAAAGCTCTTTTCACGTTGGAAACGTGCTAAGGACTCGGTAATGCCCGCTTTTTTGCAGGGGATTACCCGTCATATCTTTGACTTTGAAACAGGAAAGGTAATATCCGATGAACAACCCCCAACTAAAAGTCGAGGATCTTCAAGTGATATTCCTACTTATCTTGACTCTGTTAGACAGATTTGTCTTACATTCAAGAAGGTGGAGATTGACTGTACACCCGCAAGGGTCTCAGCCGCACTCGAAGGTTTCATCAATATTGAGCAGTCCTTTGACGACTTTCAGCTCTCAAACGAAGACACTGATAATTTTCTTTCTGTGTCTTCTGTGCTCTGGTCTAATATGGTTCGCGATTTTCGCGTTTCCGATATTACTCCAAGGCACGGTCCGGGAGCAACCGCTGAGCGCATTTCTGGAAACCAGAAATACGCATGGCGGATTTGGCATGATCGTCTTGAGCCTTACTTCCCTCTTGTCGACTTTGCGTACCCTCTGGGTACGCCTGCCGACTCTCGGGAGCTCTTAGACACTAATATTGTGCCAGAACATCTTGAACAACCTGTTAGGGTGGTGGGTGTTCCGAAAACGTTAAAGGCACCTCGTATTATCGCAATTGAG